CGCGCGTGGCACTTTATGAATTGAATGCGTGGCTGGATAACCGCCTCGGCCTGAAAGCCAAACATCCAGAGCGTCTAGAAATCATCACCAGGGTTGACCATGTGCTGGCTCGACTGAGCGGCCTATAGCTAAAAGCCCGCAGCATGTACGGGCTTTTTCACTTGGCACCAGGCTTATTCAGCAGGGCGTCAGGCCGACACCTTCAGGGTCAGGCTTGCCCATGGTCATCACGAAGTGATTGCTGGATGCGCTCAGCTTGGGATTTCTCTCGACACAAAAAACCCCGCTCGATGGCGGGGTTAGCGGAGCAAGTTGCCGTAGGCAAAATACTCAATATGGCAAAATGATGCCGCCAGCCGTGCGGGAAGTCAAGCGGCCTCTTTCATTTTGTAAATCACTCCACCGATCGGACTCAGTGCCTTGGCGTCGATGTCGTAGCAGGCGTCGAAACAGAGCTGCACGAAAGGCTCCCAATCCCGCCCCCAAGCAACCGATGGAAGCTTGATCCCGTACTCCGCATTCATCCACGACCTGAACACTTCGGGCTTGATCAGCGGATCATCATTGGCCGACTGGCCGCCCTGGTGCATGTAGCGATAGCGACGGAACACACCCTTGGCCACGTACTCGGCCCGCTCTCGCTTGTCGGCGGTCATGCGCGGCGCGCGGGAGCAGGCCAGGTTGAACACTGCCGCCTCAGCCTCTTCACGATCATCATCGCTCGGCTCGGCTGCGTACATGGCATTGCCGAACGCACGCAGCTGGTGGTGCAGGCGTGCGATGGCTGACTGAATCTGGCCGGCCAACGCGCTGTGCATTGCGTGATTCGCCGATGGCCCGCGCTCTGTGCTCTGCACCACCACCCCAAGCACGGCGACATCAGAGGTCTGGCCCGGGGCCGGGTTGTAATTGCAGTCATGCCAAGCCTGGCGTGCGGAATTGATCTTCATGCTGCTCTCCCCTTCAGCTCTCTGGTCTTTGCCCGGTATTCGGCGGTCATCGCCTTCAATTCTTCGACGGTGTACTTCTTCGGTTCATGGGGACCTTCCAACCAATCGACCGCCTCAGCCCCGATTCGCTTCACCAGCTCAATGCGGTAGTTCACGATGTTCCCGGAAAGCTGGGTGTTGCATGGCGAGCATTGGCGGTGGCAGTTGAGTGGTTCGAAACGCAATGCTGGGTTGCTCCCCACCGTCCTGTAATGGCCTGCGTCGTACTTGCCCTGGTGATGCCGACCGCAGCTGATGCACGGCAACTCAGCATCCCGCGCGCGAACCCAGGCGTTAAAGGCGATCTGCGTGTCTTTGAGGTGATCCGCCCTACTCTTCAGCTTCTCCTTGCGGACCTTGATCTCGCGGCGTTCGATCTGGGCCAGCGACTTGTGCGCCTTCTCCTGGTTCACGTCCTTGATGGCCAACCCGCACTTGGGGCTGCATACCTTCTGACCGAGACGCTGCGGCGGGAAGCTGATACCGCATGCTGGGTTCTTGCACTTCTTTGGGCGCGGCTGCGTGGTGGCGAGCATCAGCGATCCTCCCGCTTTTGGCGCTGGAAGAAGCTGGTCACTATCTCGGCGAGAAAACGACAACCCTTTTCACTCAAGCCATCAGCGAAGCTGCTCGCTGCCCCAGCACGATCTGCGAAGTCGCTGTCGAGTCGCTCAGCGACTGCTGAACAGAATGAGCCGATATCCTCAGCATCCATTTCCTTCACAACCTTCTCTGCCGAGAGGAACACAGTGGTCTGAGTGGTAATTCCAAGCCCATCGCTCATGCCGCCACCTCGCCCAGCAGATCTGTGAACACCACGCCGCGCGCTTTGAAATCGGCCACGATGCGATCCGTGTAGGCTATGCCTTGGGCGCGACTGAACAACCGGGTAACCGGGAATCCATCCGGCCCGAACAGTGGGCAACTTCCCATCAGGTCCAGCTTCTCCGCGTAGGTCAGGTGACGCATGGTCCGGTACCAGCCGTTGCGGAAATCGTCGTCCTCGTTCACCAGGATCTGTACGCCGAAGTGCAGCTTGCAGTAGCGGCGGGCATCGTCCACGTCACCGATCTGCGTCATCTGGGCGATGCGCTGGTACAGGGCGAACCACAGCGCGTTCTGGTCGAGCGTGCGGTCCTTGCCCGGGCGCAGCGACACGACGACGAACTTCTTCTCACGAAACATCGTGTTGAGGCAGGTAATGGCCTCGGTGAGCTTGGCCTGGCAGTTGACACTGATTTTGTCAGTCATGACTGCTCTCCCTTGCTCAGGGCGGCGCTGGCAGTTACACGCATATTCGGGCATGGCAGCCCGCTAATTCCGTAGTGATACCCGCCACAGGCTAAGCATCGGGTGTCTGGGCCAGTCAGTGGCGCACCTTTAAACGGGGACATATCGGCGATCCGATTGCGCAACCTCGAGATCACAGAAAAGATCTCGACCGGCAGCTGAGCCATGAAATCAAGACTGCACTCGACCGATACCGCGGCGCCGCAAGACTTGGCGCAATCGCTGACGATCTGGCGCAGCGCCTCAACCTCAGCCTTCAACTCCTTGACTACCTGCTCATAGGCTTCATAGCCGGTCTTGAGGCCGGCGTTTTCGGCCTTGAGCTGGTCACGCTCCTGCGCCACAACCAGATACTCAGTGGCGGCCCGGCCAACCGCGTCATGTACGGTCATTTCAGCGGACACGCCAGCCAGGCGAACCTGAGTTGCCAGTCGCTCGTTCTCGGCGATCAGGGCCAGGATAACCTCGGGGCCAGCCGCATTCTGGAGCGCATCGTCAGCAGCGCTCCAGGCGTCGAGCCGAAGCTTGCTGCAGTCGTCGCTGTTGTACTCATTCAGTGCGGACACCAGCGCCTCGGCCAGCCGCTTCAGTTCGCTGTAATCGGTCATTTGCACAACTCCAGCGCCTGGGCCTCAGTGAAGCCTTGGGCGATCAGGGCCTGGTATTTGGCGCGGATCATCTGGGCCTGAATGCCCAGAAATTCAATGTGAGTCGGAAGGTTGCGCTTGAGCTCTTCCAGGGCAGCGCGCTGCTTGTCCACCGGACCGGTGAGGAGTGTCAGGTTGTCTTTCATCGCCTGGCTCCTTTCAGTCCCTGGCGAGCAACCACAACACAGCTCCACGACTCGGCCTTGTCGGCGTCGCCATACTGGTCTTCGGCGTGCTGGCGATTCATTTCGATGATCTGCACAAGGGCGTCACGTTGAGCGCAGTACTTCTGGGGCATCTTTTCGCGAAAGATGTCGATACACAGATCCACACACTCATCACAAATGTGGGTATCCGGTCCGGCGATCAACATTGCGACCTGGTGCTGGTGCTTCCCGCAGAAGCTGCAGTACAGCAATTTCTCGACGTTACCCATGAGCTCGCTCTCCTCGATTTTTTCCAAACTTGGCCAACAGATGCGCCCGAGCCGCACCGCCCGATGCCGGAATAGCCTGGATTTCCAGCAGCCGGACTTGGCGCTGGTTCGCAAACTCCTCGGCCAGCTCGACTTCGGTTTTTTGGCTGTCGTGACCGATACCGATCGCGATGTCCTCCAGCGGCAGCCCCTGCACCAGATGGCGGATGGTGATGTCGTAGGCGCGATCAAATACTTTGCTGGCCTTTTCAGGCGGCAGCTCCCACAGGTTGTGCATCTCGCATTGCAGCGCAGCGTGACGAATAGCCGTGTGCGACCAGACCCGGCCACCGAACCTGCTTGGGTGAGCGTTCTCCAGCGCCTCGCGGAATGCTTTGTCACACGGCGGAATGCCCAGCATTTCCGGCGTTGGCTGGCACAGCTTGACGAACTTGCCCACGCTCGGCATGAAGTCCGTGCCCAGCGACCGGCAACGCTCAACGCCGAATCGGATCTGCTCCAGCTGAGTGATGCCCTCGACGAGGAAGGCCTTGACCCAGCTGCGCTTGGCGGAATCCAGGGCGTCATCGGTTGGCCAAGCTTGTTTCCACGCCGGGAAGATGGCCTGCAGCTCCTTGAACAAGGCGTTGACGACATCGACCGTCCCTGGCGGCAGGGTCTTGGGCATGACAGGCATCGCCGGAGGCTGGTAGCTGCCAACAGCTGCGCGTAGGTCGGTGGTTGCGCCGGCGGACTTCATGAGCTGCGCCGCGCTTCTCGGTGGCTTTGGCTTGTTCATAGGCCGCCGTCCATGTTTTCAGCCCAGTCGCGATTGTCGAAGTCCGGGCCGTTGACCTGGCGCTTCATCGGGAACTGGCGAACGTTGGAGGTGGCAGCCGTGGCGTTGTCACGCTTGATCCACTTCACCAGCAGGCTCACCCATGCCTTCTGTGTCTCGGCCCGGCCGCTTGCCGTGTAGTGGCAGACGAAGGCGCCGATGGCTTCGGTGGTGAACAGGGCGACAGGCAATGCCATGCGCAGCGCGTAGTTCTTCAGCAGGTTCTCGTCGGGCACCCAGTCAAGGGTCATCTCGGTCGGTAGGTTCGGATCGACAAATTCAGGCTCACTCGCAGGGAGTGTGTTGTGTTGATCTTCTCTTCTCTTCTCTTCTTTAGGTAACGCAGAAGTAACGCTGCCAGCGTTACCTTTTGATTTGTGGTTGGAGACACGTTTTGCCGTCAAAGCCCTGTTTTTACCGGTCTTCCCGTTGTGGCGCTCGAAGTGAGGCAGGCTGATCATGCCGTCCGCTTCTTCCATCCAGCCCACCGATTTCATGTGTTCGCAAAAACCAGTAACGCCAACGGAACGGTCGAGTAACTTTTTGCTAACGCTCGGAGCGTTACCTTTTTCGGTTTGTTGGTCGAACCAAGCCCATACCCGCATCAGCTTGCCGACGACGGCGTCCTGATCGATATCTGCCAGGTCTGCGATCTGGCAAACCTCAGGCTTGTCCATGGTTGCCAGTTCAAATTTGATCCAGTCTCCGGCCATTACTTACCGCCTTTGCCGATCAGGTCGGCCAGTTCGAGGAAACGATCTACGTACCAGTGAGGCTGCGTCTCACGAGGGGATTGAGGGTTGGTGAGGTTCTTGCCGTAGGTCATGCCCTTGTCGGTCACGCACCAGTAGTCGACCATCACCTGCTTGGAGTTTTTGCGCTGGAGCTGCTTGAGGAAGCCCTTGGCGGCGAGTGCACGATTGAAGGCGGCCGCCGTGCTGGCGATGCCGTGGTCTTTGATCAGTGCGGTGATGGCCTTGGTTGGCATGGAGCTGCCACCGGTGGCGTCGGGAGCGGCATCGACGGCGTAGCCAGGCAGAAACTTCGGATCAAGCCCATTGTTCTGGGCGATCTTCGTGAGCATCAGCATCTGGCAAGACGCGGCCGGCTTCAGCAGGCGCGTGAAGCACTCCATGATTGCCAGTTCGCCGACGACCTTCGTGCCATTGAGCAAGACCTGCTCGCGCGCGCCCTGCTGCTGTTCCAGTTCGCGCCAGCGGCGAATCACCTTCATGCGCATCGGAGCGCTGTAGCCGGTGAGTAGGCAGTCGGTGTGCTCGCGGTCGAGCATGTACTCGACTTGTTCGCGGTTCTGGCCGTCCAGATAGATGTGCTCAAAACTGAGTACATCTAATTTCAGTTCCTTCAGCATCGCCGCGATGTCGCGCTTTACGTTTGCGTGACGCTTGCCGGTGACATTGGCGATCTCGCGGGATGACATCGTGGTACGCGACACGTTTTCAGAATTACCAAAACGTGTCGCGACATTGGACGGGGTATTGCTATGTGATTGGGTTTGCATATAATCAGGCCTCTCTAGTTTTGCGAATTAGCCGACCTTTCCCGTCGGCTTTTTTGTGCCTTCGATTCAGGCGATTGCTTTTCCGCAGGCGCAACTAATCCCGCCGGCAGGGCTTCCGCCCTCAGCGCTCAATGTCCCCGTGCGTCCTGTTGTCTTGCCGTCCATTTCCTTTCCCCTGATGGTCTTCCTGGTGCGAGCGGCTTAACTGCCGGCTACGCCTGTGTTGCGAATCGGCCCCCGCCGATGGAGATCGTTGCGCCCTGCTTTTCAGGCGGCTTTAACGGACTCATCCATCACGTCCAGGCTCTGGCGGACATGATTGATTTCCTGGCGAATCAGTGATTTCTCGAAGGTGCTGACGTGGTTGTCGTCCAGCGCCTGGTGTACGGCGATGGTCAGGTCGGCGACCTCTTTGCCGACGTTGATCAGTGACTTGGTGAGCGCCTGCGGCTCCGGCGCGGACTTCGAAACCAAGGAAAAGCCGAACTCGTTCGCCAGCGCTATCAGCGGACGCATGTCTCCGGTGTGCAGCAAGATTCCGAACAGGTGCTCGACCGTCAGGTGGTGAGCTTCGTTATCTGGGTTGGCGCGCTGGAGCAGGCCGACATGAGGAACGCCCATCTTGGCCGCCAGTGCCTTTGCCTCGTTGTCCAGAACAGCGCTCTGGCAGGCCCGCAGAAA